CCGCCGATCTCATCCCGCAGCAGCCCGGAGAAGTGCTGTAAGCCTGAGCAGGTACCGTCAAAAGCGACGGGGAGGCTAGACATAAAGCCAATAGCTGTGTCGTGCTGCGCCTTGTAGTCAAGGAGCTTGCGCCACTCAAGACAAAAGGCAAGGAATTCCATAGGGTAATCGTTCTTTGAGGTATCGCTCCACCATGTGAAGCCAAGCGGGTCTGCTGCACTAGCTAAGATGTTGTCCTTGTTGTCATTAACCCACTGGACGCGCTCCTCAAAGGTGAGCTTGTCGCGTCCTGCGAGGTTCGCTCCATGTATGGCTAACCATCTTGTGTCTTCCTCCGCTGCAAGCGGCGACGGTTCTGCAAAGAGGAGGAGGGCTTTTTGGATGTCGTCGCCCTGTGGGCTGATGGCGGTCGGGATTGGATAGCAGCGCCCCCGATAGTCGATATTCCAAGGGAAGTAGATTTTGTCATACTCCGTGAAGCGCTCGGCAGTCTTGAGGGCGATGTGACAGCGCAGGGCTTTTGTCTTGCGTGCTTCTTCCTGCCGATAGATGGCGGTCATTTTCCGCTTGTGCTCTTTTAGCTCCTGCTCTGGTGTGTTCTCTGGTAGATGGGGCAGCTGTGGGATGGGTTCGGTGCGCGGGACTCCTCCTAGCTCTCCCCCGCTTGCGTAAATCTCCTTGAGGATGCGGAGGATGTCACGATGGATGACAAAAGGTGTCTCTTGCATGGCGTTGATGACGCTGTAGATGCGTTCAAGGTTGACTGCGCAGAGTTTGCGGGAATAGGCACTGAGGAAAGTGTTTGTGTCACTCTGTGGGAGTCGGATGAGCGCTGTCTGCGTGGATGTCGCTCCGTAGTACCCACCATCGTAAGGGCTTGTCCATGTTTTTGGGGGAATGATGGTAGGTTGAAATTTAATGGCATTCGCTATCATTCTGTTCTCATTCGCGAACCATGTACGTTCGAACCACTCTGTCATAACAAGTGTCTCGATCTTCTTTTTTCCCACTCGCGTGGCTTCAATGCGATAGTAGTCACTCCCTGATACGATCATCTCAAGGATTTTTGCTCCAAGGGCCATTTTTTGGTCATTGTTCCATGTGAGCTTTGGGTAGTTATCCTTGTTCATCCGATTGATGGCATATCGTTCTTTGTAGGACTCCCATACGCGCAAATCCATCCCACGTTCCATGGAGCGCCTAAGGGATTTTATGTCTCTCCCCTGACCTGCTGCCCATTGGTAATACCGCTCGATGTTTGCTTCTTTTCGTATGGCTTCTCCAATCTGGATGGCTACGCCTGATACCGTTTTTATTTTCTCGTCATGTGCCATTAAGACACAATCTATGGCGGTGCTATGTCCGATGAGGACGAGAAGATTTTCTAATTCAGAGAGGCGTCCATCCTCTAAGCGGTAAATACTGAGCAGCTCTTTCATGAGTGGTAACCATGCGCCTTGTGTTGTCTTTTTAGGAGTTTGCGCTGCATCGATAAGCGCCCTAATGTTGATGCGGCTTGTCTCCCATGTGTGTGCCATGAGTTTCCCCGCTAGGGTGCCTTGTCCTGCTACTCCATCGAGACGTGCTGTCTCTAGAGCGGCTTTTAGGTTGTTCTCTGCTTCCTCCTTTGCTGTGGTTTCAAGCGTTAGTTGCTCGTCGTAGAGGGCGCCATAGCGGGCTTTATAGGTCTGGTACTCCTCGATCATTTTATGTGCCTCCTTGTTTTTCTCTAACTTGTGTACCACCTAGAAAAGATACATGCGTTCTAATTAAGACATAAAAAATAGAAACCTGTGTTATCACCTCCTTTCACTAACTCATGTGTTCTATTCTTATTAACCCTCGAGTGCCTCTGTCCACTCTCTCCGAATGCGGATTAAGGTACTCTCGTCATACATAATCTCATCTTCTACCTGCGCGAGGTAGTCTGATGTGTACATAAGCTGCGCCGCAAGGTATAAGACAACTTGGACCATGAATACTTCGGGATTTGCGAAGGGATTTGGTGTTATATCCCATTCGGCTGCCATTTGCTCTACTACGTCTCCTAGATCATGAAAATGAGTTGCTATCCACTCCTCTGCCTTATAGGTACTATAGGTCATAGAGCCATTGATGTGCTCATTTTCAAACAGTGTGAAGGCAAGCTCTGATACGTAACCATCGCGGCCTTCGAGGTCGTCGAGGTTATCGATCATACGGGAAAGGACATCTTTTTCGAGGTCGTTCAAGTAGTTCTTCATGGTTGTATTCTCCTTTTTCGTTTATGTGTTCTCAAAACTTCTGTTCTAAACTTTATCAGGCTTTGCGCTAGGTTGCAAATTGCGTATTAGCGTGATGGACATCGTTTTTTGCACAAGGAGGAGACAAATAACTCTGAATCCTCCTTACTATGGCAGCGATGACACTATTTACATCCGGCTACATCTTCGTCGTCCTCTTCTTCGTCGTCCTCTTCTTCGTCATATAGGTTCATTTCATCCGGCAGCTCGAACCAGATGAAATCGTTGACTTCCGTTTCATCCGGCGCATCGCTGAATGCTTCCATGATCAGCTGCATTGCCTCATCTTCGCGGTGCTGTTGCTGGACTTCCTTCAAGACATCAACGGCGCCGCTCCATGAGTTTTCAAGGAGTTCTTCGAAATTGAGAGTTTTCTTGATCTGGATTGTTGCAAACATTTTTAGGCCCTCCTACTAGATTTAATAAATCCTATGTTGTAGCTAGGCGGCGACGCTATGAGACAAACCCGCCGCCCGGCTCTGCTTGGGCTCTTAGAGCTCGAAGCGCTTTGCTACTTCTGCAAGGTATTCTATTTGCCCCTTGTAGTCGCCCGAACCCCTTGCAACTAAGGCGGCTGCGTCGATTGCGTCATGCGTCATATCCAGAAAGCACGCTGCAAGCTCTGCGCGGGATTCCGCTGCATGCTTTTCCCGGATGAGATCGGCTTTTTCGAGCGTGAGAGCTTTATTCTCCTCCAACAGCTCTTCCCCGTCTGCTTGGATTGCGTCCCGCGCTGCTTCCAGTTTTGCGACGCGGGCTTTCAGTTCGTCCACAAGACGCGATGCCCGGAAGAGTTCGCAAGCATGCTCTACGGCGGCGTTTGCTGCCTTGTTGAGGTGCTCGTATTCGGCGCGGCTGATTGTGATTGTGTATTTCTTCATAGTGCACTCTCCTTCTTGTAATTCCGTGTAATTACATTATGTTTTATTTTTTTAGGGCTTAGTGCCCTTGTTGTGCTTATACTAACATACACGTAATTACATGTCAAGTCTTTTTTTTGAAAAAATTTGATTTACATGTAATAACATATAATGCTATAATAGAGACACACAGAAAAGGAGATGTAACAAATGGGAAAAGAAGAAAATAATGCTACATGGCAAATAAGACTTCCGAAAAGCCTAAGAGATGATTTTAGACAAATATGTGAAGATAAAGCTCTTAATAGTAGTGAGATAATGCGCCGCCTCCTCTTAGAGTGGGTCGAAGCGAATAGAAAAATAGTAGTTGTATCTAAAAACGGAAAAGACATTATATAGAAAGACAACAAAAAAGCCCTACACGCTGCAACGATCAATTAGCGTCGCATTGTGTAGGGCTTTATGCTTATTATTAACTTTTTGTTACTTCTTTTATGCTTTCATCGACGCTTCGCCTCTCAGCAAGTGCGGCTTCTCTATTTAAGTGTTGAAGTGCTATCCAGTTTTCATGCGCATCTCTAATGGCATCGTCTAGGAGATACGAAAGATTATTGATTGTTTTGAAATATTCATCTGTATGTGGTAATTCCGCACAAGAAAGGAACGCACATAAATTTACACGACGTTCTAAAGGGTCGTTTACCTTGTAACGCTCTATATATAGACTTTGTTGCGCTGTTACGAGGTATAACCTTGCCTTCATTGTAGCGTTATACCATGCTCTACCTAATGCAATACATACGAGGAGTAGTGTAGCGATGAGGATTATTAACAATATTGTCATATCACATACACACCTTTCACATAACATTAACACTCCTTATAGCAAGTATATCACACATCCCGCCGATCTGTATAGACGCAACAACAACAAGCGTTTTTATCCTCTCTTTGCGCTTTTTTAAGGGATTCTACTTATTCGGTGTTTTGAGCAGTCCTAGGGCTATTTATGGCGGTCTCATGCGGTGTTATGTGTTTGTCTTTATGCGTGCGCGGATGTGTGGATGTTTACAGTGGCATGAGACTGTGAGGAGGTCATAGTTCAATACATAGTGAATTGGTATGTATTATATGTTTTTGACAGATAGATAGTATTAAAACATATTAAGTCACTATGTTTTATATACGCTTATATACACGCGCCCTAGCGTATCGAAAAAGCAACTACAAAGAACACATATGTTCGACACAACAGAGGCGCAAAGCCTCTATAAGATTCAGACAAAAATTATTTCACAAGACACAACAAGACAGCGCTTATCATAAGCACCACAACACCGCTTGACGCTAGGAGGCATAAGGCTTATAGTAATTGTGCTAGGATTGCTTCATGCGTGCAAGGAGTGCCATAGGCAGCGCAATCACACGCAGCAGATGCCTTCCTCTGATAGCGCGCGCACGCGTGAGGCACGCCCACAGACGCCCCCACGGGGGACAGGCAGCGCCCGCCACGCCTATATATGGGCACGAATTTATTTTCAAATTTTCAACTCTGGAAAGGAGTATCATCTTTATGCAAGCCAAGCGTAGGCCTAAAGGAGAAGGGTCAATCACAAAGCTACCTAACGGAAACCTCAAGATGACAATAACACTAGGTATTGGAGTAGACGGGAAGCAGAAGCGGCGCTCTGTCACCGCAAAGACAAAATCAGAGTTGATGCAGCGCGTATCTGAAATAAGGATGCAAACTGGACACACCTTATCTTCCCCTATCGACAAACTATATTTCAAAGATGTTGTAGAAATGTTCTTCCGAGACCGAGAATATAGCCTAGCGGAAGGGACGCTTTCTAACTACAAGAGTGCTGCAAAGCACCTATTTGAGCCTTTATATGACTATCCGATAGACAACATAACACCTGAAATGATTGATGCATTGATCGATAACATGAGGAAGCACGACGGTAGTAAGCTAAACCCAAGTTCTGTTAGACATATGAAGGACAAGCTATCCGTTGTGATGAACTTTGCTGTGACGAGGGGCCTCCTCCCCTCCTCTCCTATGAAGAGGACACGACAACGAAAACCTGCGCCGAGGCGTGTAGACACACTGGTTCTCCCAACTGAAGCACAAATAAAGCAACTCTTAAAGGACACTTATGAATACGATATGAAAAAGACAGGGGATTTTGTTAAGCTCTACCCGCTCTTCCTTCTCGCCATTGCCACTGGGATGCGCATAGGAGAGATTCTAAATGTGGGGACAAACAACATTGATCTTAAAGCCAGCACAATATCCATTCTAGGACAAGTTACAAGGGCGGGATGTGATAAGCCTCTGAAAACTCCCTCATCTAGGCGTACGATATATGTGCAACCTGATATTCTTACAGAAGTGATGCGCTTTGTATCCCCCTCCCCAGAGACAACAAAGATATGGTGTCAAGGAGGGAAGTTGGTTCGATATTTTGCCATTCAACGGAGGATTCGTGTCTTTTTCAAAAAGTGCCCCTATCTTCCATCAGGCTTCACTTTTCATTGTTTCAGACACTACCATGCTACTCAACTGCTGTTGAAAGGGATAAACCCTAAGGAGGTCTCAAAAAGATTAGGGCACTCTTCCATAAAGATGACACTTGATTTATATGCGCATTGGCTCCCAGAGATGGATGCACAAGCAGCAAATATCATAAGCCCATCCTATATTGTTTAGGTGCTTAAAGGTGCTTATAAGTACTATTATCTACGGCAAAGTCATATATACATAAAAATGCTTATACCATTAAACCCTTATTTTTCAATGGTATAAGCACTTTAGTCTATATATGATTTTAGTTATATGAATTGTAACGCAAAATGAGCCGCTTGTCCAGAGCGGCTCAGAAAATGTTATACATTGAAACGGAAGTTCACCACATCGCCGTCGCG